ACTGCAACATTTTTGTTAGCGCCAGTCATAGCATCACCTGCAAGTCCACCGATAAGGGTGTTCTCTGTGCCAGTTGTGACTGCTGTACCTGCATTATGACCAATAGCTATGTTATAAGCATCTGCACCTGCATTTTGTGCAGCTAAAGCATTACTACCTATAGCTATATTAAAGTCATGTGTATCTTCAGCACCTAAAGCGTTCTTACCAATGGCTATATTGTTTTCGCCAGTAGTCAAAGCATCTCCTGCTTGATAACCGATGGCTACTATATTTACACCAGTAGTCACATTGAGTCCTGCGGCAGAACCGACAAAAACGTTTTGTATTCCTGTTGTGACGGAATTACCTGCGGTATAACCAACGGCTGTATTGTTACTATCTGTGGCAGTGGTAAAGTTTTGCG